CAAATGTTGGTCAATCTGGTTCAAGTTGGGCTGAATCACACATTAAATCATATTATAAAATAGAAACAAGAACAACAATAAGTACAAATACAATTAGTGTAAATGAAATAGAAGTTGACGCAAACACTTATGCCAATGTTACCAGTTCTTCTTCCAATGTTACATTGGCGAACGGGTATGTAATTACTATTTCTGTTTCGAAAAAAACACAATCGTATTATGATTATGAAATTGAATTGAATGAAGCTAAACGAAAAATTAAACTTTTAAAACCAGAACTTGTTAATTTGGTTGATGACGAGTTTAGAAGAGTAATTAGATAATGACTATTAATATCAAACAGACAACACAATTTACAATAAAGAAATTAGCTTTAAATTCGAAAGCTGGTCCTTTTGATATTTCTACAATTTTTGAAGAGTTAAATATATTTGACAGCATTTTAACACCTTGCATGTCTGGTAGTATTGTTATATTGGATTCAATTGGTTTATCCAGAAAACTTGTATTAGATGGTAGTGAATATTTGGATGTTAGTATTTCTAAAGACAAAGAACCATCAGACAATAGCAAAACAAATATAACAAGAACTTTTAGAATTTTTAAACAAACAAATAGAATAAGTGTAAATCAAACAACTGAAAAATATGTCTTGCATTTTGTTTCGGAAGAAATGATTTTTTCTGAACAACAAAAAATAGCTCAAGCTTATACTGGAAACTATTCCGACATTGCTTCTTCAGTAATTAATAATTATTTAAAGATTCCAAAAAGAAAAATAGCTATTATTGAAAAAACAAAAGGCATACACAGTTCAATTGTTCCTTTACTGTCGCCTATTGATACGATGAATTGGTTAGCAAAAAGGTCTGTTAGTGAAAACGATTTAGCTGATTTTTTGTTTTTTGAAAACATAAACGGATTTAATTTTGTATCATTAACTAAGTTGTTTGGTATACAACCCCTTTTTACAATAAATTTTTCACCAAAAAATATTGCGGATAATCTTGGCAAAGAGTTTTTTGGTGTAAGAGATTATAACATAAGCACTTCTTTTGATGTGCTTGAAAATACAAGAAATGGTTTTTATTCAAATAGATTTATTGGTTTTGATGTTCTTACACGAACATTAGTTGAATCCGATTTGGGTATAAAAAATCATTATAAAGGAAAACATTTAAATGATAGCCCTAACGCATACTCTTCTTTGAATAGAGATGGAAAAGATCCAGGATTAATGCCTTTTTCAAGGGTGAGTTTGTATCCATTTCAGTTATACAGAAATTATCAAACATATGTAAAATCAAATGATACTAGTAAATCTTTGATGATTGATGACACACATAAATATGTTCCACAAAGAAAAGCTATTTTGTATAATTTGTTGCAGAAAAAAATGACCATTACAATGCCTGGTAATTTTTCATTAAGTTCTGGATTTATTTTAAATGTTGATTCGCATCCATTTTCAGTCACAACCGGTGAAGTTAGAGATGATTCTATTTCTGGTAACTATTTAATTATTGCAACAAGACACCTTATTAGTCCAAAAAAACATGAAACTTTTTGTGAGTTGGCTTCAGACTCGACAAATAATGGAGTTATCTTATCAAAAGATCCTATATTACAACAGTCTAAAAATAGATAATGGAAAATACAAATTTTGCCGGAAAAGACGGATTCATTTGGTGGGTTGGTTCGATAGAAAACAGAGCCGATCCATTGGGAATTGGAAGATGCCAAGTGAGAATTTTTGGTTGGCATACCTCTAATAAATTAAAAGTACCTAAAGAAGATTTGCCATGGGCGCATCCAATGTATCCACTCAATTCTTCGAGAATATTTTCTGCACCACAAGTAGGTGAATGGGTCGTTGGTTTCTTCTTAGATGGAGAAAGCGCACAACAACCCGTAATGATGGGCATAATACCTGGGATGAAAGTGACATGAGCAAACAACTACAAGATTTACATATACTAACAGCAAAAGCAACTATAGCACATAAACAATATCTTGCTGGTATGATAACAAAAGAAGAATTCACAAAAAAAATAGATGACCTTGATTGCCATTGTCATAGTGATATTGTGTTGGATAAAAAACATGTTGAATTAGATGCTTGTTATAGAGAGTCTTTAGATGGCATTTTAAGACTGTATCATTTGGAGAATAATAAATGATTCCAAAACCAGTATTAAGCACAGGCAATAATATATCACCATCAACAAAGGCTGATGGTCCAATTATTGGTGGACCATCATATCCGTCAACACCCGCAGTTAGAGGTGATGTTTCTGGTAGTATTGCAGCGAGAAATAAAAATTTAGTACACTCTTGTGATTTTGTAAACGATTTGGTAAAATCTATTGGATTAAAAAAATTCTTAAAAGCGATTGCAAAATGGATTAGAGAAGGTATTAGAAAGATACAACAGCTCATGGGTTTTACTGATGCGTCTGGTTCTTTTTCTCAAGTCATTAATAGACTAAAAGCAGCAGCGCAGGAAATTAGAACTTTTATTAAACTGTATATTGAACCAATTATTGAATTTCAAAAATATGTATTAGCGGTACTAGTTAAAATTAGAGCAATTATACAATGGATTTTAAGTTTACCAGCAAAATTACTTAGATTGTTACAAGAATGTTTGACAAAATTATTAAAAAGTATAGTGAGTGCTTTTGTTGATGCATGGGCAGAATCTTCGGCAGAAGTTCCATTTGCTGATGTTGGAAAAGATTATACTGAGTTAACAGATGCAATAAAAGAAGCTGCTGGTGCCGCTAGTGATTTGTTGAAAGCATCAACAACTGTTGTTGCATTATCAGTTGGTATTGCAGCTTCTGCTACAGTAGGATTAATAACACCAGTTAGCGAATCAGATATCACAGCTGCAAATGCAACAATAACTGCATATTCTGGCTCAGTTCCATCTGCATTAGAAGTACCTGCTGATCCAGACTTTTTGAAGAAATCTACACCTTAGGAAATATTATGGCAACAAATAGTGATTACGATAAGGCGTATGCAACAATAACTGCAGCCTTAGCATCAAACCCATCAACAGTTTTATTTACTGAGCCCGCTTCACCTGCGGATCCAGACCATCCACCGTTATATCCATATAATCAAATAATTGATAGTGAATCTGGACATTCTCTTCAATTGGATGATACTCCTGGCAGAGAAAGAGTTTGCTTACAACACGGTAAATCTAAAAACTTTATTGAAATGCATCCAAACGGTGACCAAGTTGTAAAAGTATTTGGTGAAAATTTTGATATCACAATAGGCAAAAAGAATGTTTATGTTTCTGGTGCTTGTAATATTATAGTTAAGGGTAACTGTAGTATGCAAGTTGATGGTGATTTTAATCAAGAAGTTAATGGCGACTATAATCTTGCAGTTAAAGGTAAGATGAATGTAAGAGGTGTCAAAGACATTTCAATCCAAGGTGATAGTGATGTTGAAATTGGCGCAAATGAAAGATTTGGTGGTTCATTAAGATTTTCGTCTGGACAAAGTTTAGACTTAGTTTCAGATTTGTATATTAGCGGCTCTATCACATGTGATAGTCTTACTGCTGAATCCAGAGTTAATGCGGGTATGGGTGTATATGCAGGACCTTTTGGTTTCACATCATCACTTGGTGGATTGAGTTTGGGCATTCCAACTCCGGCAACACCAGTTGCAACACCAGGATGTATTAATATTGTTGGTTCAATGACAGCATTAGGTTCGGTTAATGCGCCAGTTGGAAACTTCTTAAAACTAAATGCTGGACTAGCAAGTCACGGTATATCTTCTTCTATTTTAGGTGCTGATTTGATTAATGATATTTTTTATAATTTCCATATTCACCCAACACCTAAAGGACCATCTGGTACTACAACCGCACCGATGATGAGCGCTTAATTATGGCAACATTATTTTCAAAATTAGGATACAATTATAGTGACCCACACGGTGATGTGACTAGTTTATCAGCTAACACCATTGAGCACTTAGAATCTCTTCCACCAATTATCGAAGATTGGCAGACACAAGATATCGCTGACAGTAATGTTGGTTCTTATAATCAGAATCCATTAGGAACAATTTCCACAAGTATTGCTGTATCTGCAAATGCAATCAGAAATGTTGCAAGTACAATTGAAATTTTCACTAATATGGGTGTGTCAAATGTGATGGCAAATATTGCCAATTCAGCAAATAATTTGATTACAACGGCAAATAATTTTAAAGACCATACCGATAGAGTATCTGGTGTGACTTCTTATGCTGATTATATTACAGAAGCCGGATCAGCAATTGCATCAACTAAACCATTCAAAGACACAATTAAAGGTTACAGTAAACTTCTAATGTATGTCATTTATCAAACAGATGGAATCAGTAACACATCTATCATGTATGGTGCTCAGACAAGTTTGTTTACTGGACCAGAAATGAATGTGTATTATACTGCACTTTCGACATATGCAAACATAATAAATTCCAGTATTTCATATACACCAAATGTAACATCAAATATCACATCAACGCAAGCAAATACAATTTTTGCGATGATTGCAAGTGCTGATTCTTTCATAAACACTAGAAGAACACATGATGAAACATTTTTTACTAATATGAAAACGATGGTTTCCGACTATCAACAAACAAGACAATTCTCAAATATGGGTGAATCTGAAACCGATTTAGTTAACAATTATACTGGTTCAAGTAAGATTCTCACCAGAATTAACTCATAAATAGAAGATGGCAACCGCAACCACAAACATAGTCGCAGCTTATAGTGATTTAGACTTGAATTTCACTATACATCCTGTCAAAAAAGATATCAATCGCTACACAAATGAAGCAGCGGTAGTAAACTCTATTAAAAATCTTATTTTGACAAATCACTATGAAAGACCTTTTCAACCAGACATTGGTAGCAATGTGCGCCGTCTTTTGTTTGAAAACATGGACAACATTACTGCAACAACATTGGAAAAAGAAATTCAACAGACTATCAAAAATTATGAACCAAGAGCAAACATATCTAGGTTAAATGTCTCTCCAGACTATGATAATAACGGATTTAAAGTCTATATGGAATTTTATGTTGTCAATAGAACAAGTCCAATAACAATTAATTTCTTCCTAGAACGGATTAGATAAAGATGGCTAACGCTCGTTTAAATATTTCAGACCTTGATTTTGACCAGATTAAGCAAAATCTAAAAAGTTATTTACAACAACAAAATACATTTCAAGATTACGATTTTGAGGGTTCTGGACTTTCTGTTTTGTTAGATATTCTTGCCTATAACACTCACTATAATTCATACTACTTGAATATGGTGGCTAATGAATCGTTTTTAGATACTGCTATTCTGAGAGATTCTGTTGTCTCACACGCAAAGACTTTAGGTTATACCCCATATTCTACAACCGCACCAATGGCAACAATTAATGTTACTGTTGAAAGTGGCAACACAACTCCAGATATAATTACTCTATCTAGAGGATTCTCTTTTAGTTCTGATTTATTGGATCAAACTTCATACAATTTTACTTTATTAGAAGATGCAGTTGCAACGAAATCTGGCACAGCTTTCTATTTTGAAAATTTACAAATTTATGAAGGCACATTAAACACATACCAATTCACGCATAATCAAACTTCAAATCCAAAATCTACATTTATTTTACCAAGTAGTAACATCGACACAAGCACAATTAAAGTATCAGTAGCGCCAAATGCAGGCAATACATTTACTGAAGTTTATAATTTGGCAACAGACATTTTAGATGTTACTGTTACATCTTCTGTATTCTTTTTACAGGAAGATAAAAATGGAAATTATAAAATTTATTTTAGTGATGGTACTATAGGAAAGGCTTTGACTGATGGCGCAGTAATAACTGTTAGTTATTTGGTTACAAATGGCATTGATGCGAATAAAGCAAATTCTTTTGTTCCAAATACTAGTGTTAATGGTCTTACAAATATTGCAATTACCACATCTAATGCTGCGGCAGGTGGTTCTAGTAGAGAACCAATTGATGAGATTAAGTTTAGCGCTGCTTCACAGTTTTCTTCACAAAACAGATTGGTAACATTTAAAGATTATGAATCTTATATAAAGAAGAATTATCCAAATGTTGATTCACTATCCGTATGGGGTGGTGAAGATGAAACTCCACCATCATATGGTAAAGTTTATATCGCATTAAAACCAAAAACAAATTACTATATCTCAGAGACAGAGAAGCAAAGAATTATTGACGAGATTATTAAACCAAAAGCAATTGTTGCCGTTAGTTCGGAAATCAGAGATGCACAATTCTTGTATCTATTGGTTAAAAATACAGTTAAGTATGATAAAACAAAAACTGTTAGTTCCGTCAATGCAATCACAACTGCAATTAGAAATGCAATTGTCAACTATTCAAATACTAACTTGAATAAATTCAATTCGACTTTTATTCTTTCTAAGTTACAAGAAACAATTGATGGTGTTGATACTAACACAATTGCTGGTTCGGAAACACTTTTAAGATTAGAAAAACGATTTGCATTAAAATTAGGGCAATCAACGACCTATGAAATTGATTATAACGCATTGTTGCATAGAGGCACTTCAACCAATAAGTTAACAAGTTCTCAATTTACTATATTCGATACAGTTGGTGTGTTAAGAACGGCACAGATTGAAGAGACACCGGAATCATTTACTGGTGTTTCTGAAATTCAAGTAACAAACGCAGGCATAGGATACACATCCGAACCAACAGTCACTATTACTGGTGATGGTGTTGGTGCGGTCGCAACCGCTGTTCTTACAAATGGCAAGATAACAAACATCGTAATATCTAAAAGAGGCATTAATTACACCCGAGCATTAGTATCAATCTCAGGCGGTGGTGGTTATGGTGCATCTGCAATTGCAATTCTTGATGGTAGATTTGGTACACTTAGAACATTTTACTACGATGAAAATGCAGAGAAGAAGATTATCAACGCAGAAGCTGGAACAATCAACTACACATCTGGTCTAATCACATTGAATGACTTAAATGTTAATTCAATTTCAACACCAGACGCTTTGATGAGAATCAATATTGAATCTGAAAGAGGCATTATTACTT